AGCAAAAGTTGGTTATGCCCGGTTCTCTTTCGAGAACCGAGCGAACCTCCAGTTTGGATTACTCCAAACATGCTCGTTGTTGATAGATCATCCTTTATTGTCTTCCATGAATGTCTTCCTCATGGTTGAGTTTTAAAGTATTGTCCCTCAAGAACGCCCTCCCAGACCTGGAACTTTTAATCCCAGGTAATTACCCGCATTCCGCGGGCATCCATCTCCAGACGATCCTTGATGAGAATCGTTTCTGAGTTTGCTCAAGGTGTCCCGGACCCCTACCAAGTAGGGGGACGTGATAGAACTTGAGTAAGGCGGCATAACCGTCGAGCGGGTCCGGTCTTTTAACCGGCTTCAATACAGGAGCCCTGAAACAGAGCCTCTGTAGAGTAGGGTCCCATTTTGTGGGATTACACGCGTCTCTTCGACTATGCCACCCAAGTGCACTAGACTTAGCAGGTACCAAGGGAAGTCTCTTTTTAAGGAGACCTTCTACGGCCGTCGCTAAAGTAGCGCTGAATGTATAGAGACCTCTAGCCCAAGCAAGGTTTGAGGTAGCTACACATGAAGCTATGGCACTTGGATCAGTGGAGATTGGTACGCGGCCCCCTTTAGGAAGGCCGCTTACCTTTTCTGGTAACGCTCTAAGGTATAGTGGGGTTATGTCTACCCCGCCGTACGCATCTACGCCGCAGCTCTCCCGGAAACATGGCTGGTGTTCCCACCAGCTTTTGTGATCCGTGAAAGACTTCGACGTGTTAATGCGGAGCCCGAAAAACGTTAACCAATCTACTACCTGCTGCGAGTATTGTGCGGGGACGATGATGTCATCACCATACACCCGTACAAGTCGAGAAGCACGCCATACTGATCTCCTGGTTGGCTTTCTGCCAACCGCGCTCAGAATTGCAGCGATCGCTATTAAGGCGAAAACTACACTCTGAACTGGAAATGTTGTGGCGTTACCCATACCGGCATACTTCCTCAAAATCCGAGAATTCTTTCCTTCGGTATAAGAGGAGGAGCGGCTTTCGATCAACCTATCCAGAAAGGTAGGTTTGCTCTGAAACACGAGTTTGACGAGTTGTAAACTCAACAAATCGCTCGCAGAGCTTAAATCTAGAGTCGCCCATAAACCGGTACGAGAGCCTTCCAGCGCCAACTTTTGGTTGTGCGTCTGGTCGGTTAAGTCTAGACAGTTGCGCATGATCCTACACTTTCGGATTTGATCCCGAAGTGCGGTGTTCAGCTGCTGCTGCATGAACTGCAGCAACACAGGCTCAACCGTTATAGTTCGCCGAGAGGTTGAATTCTTAGCGACTGTAACAAGTCTAGATTGCTTTTCGGTCGAAGCACCGGGATCAGTGAAGTGATTTGGGCTGTTAGACCCATCCACTCCAAGGCGTCCAGGTACGTCTTGACTGCGAGCTCCATGGTCTCCGATTGCATTATCGGCGCGTTTCTGTCCAATCCCTCGCGAAAAATCTGCGAGTCCCGATGTTTCGTCGGTCTCGAGATTTCGCAAGTGATCTGACAGGCGTACCGTGCAATAAGTAGACCAGATCGATCCTCCGACTTCGTGTAGGATTGCTCGATCCACAGCTTCCCATTTCTGGTTAGCTGAAAGCCTCTCGCAGACTGCTCCAGGACCATGTCGTCCCAAGTAATGTTCATAATCTACTCCTTCGAGTTGGTTAAGTACGACTTGGGCGACACCTAGCAGGTGATGTCGCCTCTCAGTACCCCATTCAGAGGTACCGGCAGCGACGTCACAGGCTAAAAACTTATCCTTTGCCTTTCGATCGAGATGTTCATCTCTTTCTCCAGTCAAAGGAAGTTTCCTAAAGACTCTTAAGATCTCACGGAGACACTTAAGATACCCCATTCTAGGGTTGTCTTTTAGATGTCCTGTTTTTAGGTCGAACACTTCACAGAGCAAACCCGAGAATAATCTCGGGAGCGCCAAACGGCCGGATTTAAACCCGGCCGGACAGGTGAACCTACGTTTTGCTAACCCCTCATCAAGGGCGTCGCAATAAGTAGAAAAAGCAACGGTTAAGAAGCCGATGCCTTCGTGTTCGATACGAGCTTTGATCGTTTTGAGATCACGATCAAGGTTCCTCACATCAGGCTCTAACCTCTTGACGTCAGTCAAGAGGGCAGAGAGGAGAACTATTGGACTTTTCATGACCACTCCTAGAGTTAAGTCATTCCAAGTCACACTAGCCCATCCATGTGAACTACGTACGCTTAATCCTTTTTACGGGAGATCACCTCTTTTAAAAGGGAGATCAAGCTGGATACCACTCCGAGAAGGAGTGGACCCTGCTTCGAAAGCGTCGCCCAGGTCTTTTGCATGTCGATCTGCCGCAAGAACAGCGAGCAGATTCGAACGCATTTGCCTGACGCGTCGAGATACAGGACGGTCACTTTTAAGCGACCTTCTAATATCACGGTACGCAGCCACCAACGCCATAACCAAATTGAGGATGTCATAGACTTTGACGATGTCCTCTTGCGGTTGAATGGGGTTTTCATTAGACATATTAACTCCTTTGTTTAAGGTGTGAACAGCTTCTGATCACCCCACTCTTCTGCATGGTACTATCCAGATCGTTTTCTACGACTGGAATTGCACCAAGTTGGAAGGCGTGAATTCAGCATCGTTTAGGGTATCCATCAGCGCTTCGATGAGGTCCACTATATTTGCAGTGGTCCACCCGAAAGCTGGCCTGGAAACCGACAGAGACACCGTAGCGGTTTGCTTCGATGTACCCCCTGTATACGGATTGACAGCGTCCTTCGTTTCACTAATTTTTACATAGTGGCGATTGGCCGTTTTGCCTTTTCCGTCTTCGTGGGTGATGACGAGGGAATAGATCCCCCCGGCATCTCTCCGTTCGGACCCATAGCCGTCTGCCTTGACAACCTTAAATACAAGTGAAGGTGTCGGGGCATTGGCCGCGATGGTGATAGGATCTGCTAGCATGACGTCTCCTTAGTGGTTTGACCCGCTGGGCGAATTACCGCTTCACGGGGATCTAGTAGCGAGCCGTAAGGATCGCTCCTAGTATTGTTAATTGATCTCCAGAAAACAACTGGAGATCATTTGATGGTCTCAAACCATATGCGCTGCCAAAGGTGCTGCGAAGTTGCAATCTCCACTCAAGCCGTGCTGTTCGTACCTTATTTTCAACGATGTTCTCGGTGAAAACGGTAGCGGGTACAGGCGGGGTAATGGAGACCTTTTGGATACGCGTAGCTTTACTTGTTTGTACGGTGTCGATCCAGCCAGTAGAGATACCGGTTAGGAACCCAAAGTTGATAATCGACGGATCTCGGTTCACTATGTTAAAAGCATCAACATAGTCGCCTAAACCCGTAAACCAATCAACCAACCAAGACCAAGGGACGAGATTATAAACGTCCTCAGGATCTGGGTACAAACCCCATGCTCGGCGCATCAGATCGCGTTGCAGTACGGGTAATGCTAATGCAGGGAATCGTAAACCGGCGTTGATCATCCCACGTAACTCGATTTCTCGAGTTCCATGAGTGCCAACTCCGACGAGCGACTCCCCTTGCAAAAGATCGAAAGTAAAGCTAGGAGGACTGCTCACAGGAAAGCTCCCAAGAGGGAAGCGAGTCCTGAAAGTATTGTCGAGCCCATTTCTATACATGAGTCGGTTGACTCTTCTAGAAATTCTCTCAGGCATCGACAACATACGAACGACGTCACGATAAATTGGTAGCCAACCAAAGGAGATATTAACATACTCCCCAGGCGCAGAAGTACCCCTTCGGGCACTGATCTTCTGCTTACGAGACAAAGTCTCTCGGGCTAACAACCAACTCTCAGCTGTTGCCTTTATGCTTGTAGGCAATTCCCTGAGTTCGGCGACACTACGTCCAAGTGAGAACTCTTTCCTAACGGGAGATAGACGAGACGCGATTGAAAGCGCGTTTTCGGCCATCTTTTGCTGAAGAAATGTTTTCTCACTAGTATATAGTGCGTCGACTGACGCCTTCGTAATACGAGCTGCTGGTCCGACTGTAAAGTCGCTCATGAACTCAGCGTCCCGGCTGCGGTAAGTTACGCCGCCTGCCGTTGTATAGACGTTGGATTCCAAAGACACTCTATTCCTAGACGCCGGTGGGCAACGAACTCGGGGTTTCCAAAGTTCGAATTCCCCTTGATCGTTACCAATCGGTCGTGTTCGGTAGGTAGTGTCTTTTATGGTCCCAGTAATCGTCTCCTGGCTAGTTAGGCTAGAAGTCGAATTACTGGGCACCGTCACGGATTCCGAGTATGCTTCCCTATCCCAAGGGTTAGGGGTTAGCACGTTCGGAGGACTCCTTCCTATGATTTGCGTTTCCTTGTGACGCTTTTTACGCGCCCAAGGTGTGCCCATCGCAGTGAAAGTCCTTGTCCGGTTGACGGGAGAAACTTTCTCATCGGCTACGAGAAACTGCCTCAGAGGATTAATGGCGAGAGCCACCGATCCAATAAGGTCAGACCCGAAGATTCGATAAGCGAAGTTCTCTAGACCAGCAGATTCGTCAGCTAAAATACCAACTTTTAGGCGATAGAAACCTAAAGGGTCTAATGGTCCCTGCGAACTTAGCAGGGAATCGGATCGGAATAAACCTTTCCGTAGAAGCTCTTTACGATAGGCTTCCTTCTGGGAGCCTCTCTTGATTAGCTTCTCTTTAGACATTGGTACCGTTCTCCGAATGATGTGAGGGAGTTGTGTGTGTTCTACACACGTGGTGAGGTCGCGAGACC